AACAACTGGAGCTTGGCCTACGGTCATAACTGCAGAGACGTAGAGGAGTTTTCCGAGTTTATGCAACTGCAAGTAAAAGCATTTACAGACTTAGATGACGAGGGTCCAGAGGACTTTCTGACTCAGTTCTCATTAAATTAAAAGAGATGAACATTATTAGAAAAATTATCATCGGGCCAAACCCGAAAGACGCGATGGCATATTACATCGGCATGAAGGCTGGTAAGGGGCGAGTGTCGGTAATCAAGGAGGACGACGCTGCGCTGTACAAGTACAACGTAAGAAGATATCATGTTTACCTAGAGGACGAAGATTCAACGTATATTTGGAAGACGGTTGAGAACCAACCTATTTTAATTGAATACGATTGCAACTTTGAATGAAAGCATTACGAAACTTCATCGTAAACGTACCGAAGAAGACTGAGGATACAGTCAAGCTCGGTGATAAAGAAATTTTCCTTGATTCACGATTCGACGAGTTTAACCATCGCATTTGTTATGGGCGCGTTGTGTCTGCTCCTCATGTTATTGAGACGGGAGCAAAGGAAGGCGACCTGTTATTCTTTCACCATCATGTCACCCAGAACAAGACGCTATCGCTCGGTGACGACAACTACATTGTTGTGTACGATGAAGAGAACCCTCGCGGCTCTCATGCTATTGCGTACAGGGACTCGGAAGGGGAACTTCATATGCTGTCGGAATGGGTGTTCGTACAACCGGTTGAAGAAGAGGTTGAAGAAGAAGTGACGGCCTCTGGCATTATCATCGACCTCAAAGTGAAGGAGCGAGATGAGAGGGAAGCCGTAGTCTTTATGCCACATAAGCAGCTAATGAAACAAGGCGTTAAGGTTGGAGATGTTGTCGGTTTTGACAAAGACTCAGACTATAAGATGAAATTAGATGATGAGTCTATTGTTTACAGGATGAGACTAGATGATATCAGCTATGTCAAGACAGCCTAAATTCACCACGATAGCAGCAGCCAAGAGGCTGATGGCTTCTATGGAGATTGCTATAAACAATATGATTGATGAAGTTAAAAGACCTGTTGACCCGGAAGCTGGTGGCTCTGCTAGAAAAGCTGAACTTCAGTCCATCAAGCAAACAGCAGTGGACTGCAAGGAACTTCTGGTGGAGCGACAACGCTTGGAGCAGATGGTTAAAGACCTGCAGTCTGAAAAGGGAATTCAAGAAGAGAAAGACTACAGCGGTGGGTTCGCGGAGAAATACTCAAAGTAAATGGAATGGCTAAGAATCAAATCAGTTTATACGTTAAAAAAAATAAGGTGCGGCGCAAGGGCATGCACGCAAAAACGAAAGTATCTAAATGTAAAACATCAAAGCTTTACAGGAAAGGGTACGCTGGTCAGGGTAGATAGTCATGTCAAAATATATATGTTCTAAATGCGACCACGAGCAGGAGGGTCGAAGCGTTACGATTAGGGTTGTTGATGGGGAGGTTAGGAGGGATATCAAATGCGATAAATGTGACAATGAAATGGATTTAAAAGAGCCCAAGTCTGGAGTGCCTAGCTTCCGCAGCAATCGTTGGGGGCAAGTGATGTAATGAATACCTTATTAGATGTTGAAGGTTATAGCGACAAGGTTGTCAAGATATGTCCCAACGGTACAGTCGGAGATATCATCGAACTTAGTGGGGTACACATTGCACTTCCCAAACCACCCAAGAGAGGAATCAAAGGTGAAGGTTTGGAGGCAAGTATGCAGGTGTGGGAAAGGGTACCTATGCCAAAAGAGCTGTCCCGGATTAGAAGTATGGATGAGTGGGCAGAGGCGCCGAAAGAGTTTCGAGAGAGATTTCATTCATATATCGAAGAAGAGTTTAGAAGGCGTCGTGAAGGCTTTTGGTTTTACAATCAGGGTACACCTACGTATGTTACCGGGCGGCACTATATGCTATTACAGTGGACCAAAATTGATATTGGATACCCTTCGTACCTTTCCTTTCAGCGTGAAATTTTTCTCCACATGGCTGCGTGCGAAGCTGACCCTCGTTGTATCGGTCAGCTTTATACTAAGTGTCGCCGCTCTGGGTACACTAATATCTGTTCTTCTGTTCTTGTTGATGAGTCTACTCAGGTTAAAGACAAACTTCTTGGCATTCAGTCGAAGACTGGTAAGGATGCTCAGGAAAACATCTTCATGAAAAAAGCGGTGTCTATGTTTAGGCACTATCCTTTCTTCTTCAAACCCATTCAGGATGGAACCACCAACCCGAGAATGGAGCTTGCCTTTCGAGAGCCATCCAAGCGTATTACTAAAAACAATAAAACTTCTCAGTTGGGAGATGCTCTCAATACGGTACTCAACTGGAAGAGCACTACGAACAATGCTTACGATGGTGAGAAGCTACACATGCTATATCTTGACGAGGCCGGCAAGTGGGAGAAACCGTCTGATATCAGGGAGGCTTGGCGCATTGAACGAACCTGCCTTATTGTTGGTCGTCGCATTGTAGGCAAAGCTATGGTGGGTAGCACTGTCAACCCCATGGACAAGGGCGGTGAAGAATATAAACAGCTATGGGCAGACTCTGACCCCTTAAAGAGAAATGCTAACGGCAGGACTACATCCGGGTTGTATCGACTATTCATACCAGCCTACGAATCTCTTGAGGGTTTCTTTGACAAGTATGGTAAACCTATCGTCAATGACCCGGAATCACCAGTAGAAACCTTAGAGGGGGATACGATGTCTTTCGGTGCAAAGACGTTCCTCAAGAATGAAAGGGATTCTCTAAAGCATGACGCGAAGGAACTAAATGAATTGATTCGCCAGTTCCCGTTTACAACTGACGAGGCGTTCAGAGACAGCGTTGAAGGCTCGCTATTTAACATCGGAAAGATTTACGAGCAGATTGAGCATAATGATTCGCTTTACCCAAACCCGGTGGTTAGGGGAAACTTCCAGTGGCAGGGCGGGGTCAAGGACACTAAAGTGATATTTCATCCCGACGCTCGTGGGCGGTGGTACGTGTGCTGGATGCCAGATAAAGATGAGCGCAGCGTATTGCGAACAGAAAGGGGGAAGTATGTGCCTCCGAATACTCATATGGGTTGCGGTGGGGTTGACTCCTATGATTTAGACGCTACGGTAGATAGCCGTGGCTCAAAAGGGGCTTGCCACATATACAACAAGTTTAATATGTCTGATGCCAGCAACATGTTTGTCGCCGAGTATGCCAGCCGTCCACCCATGGCTAAAATATTCTACGAGGATGTTTTGATGGCGGCTGTGTTCTACGGGTACCCACTCCTAATAGAGAACAATAAGTACGGAATTGTAAGGCACTTTGAATCAAGGGGTTATGACGGTTATGTCATGGACAGACCAGAGCACCTGCGTGTAGCCAATAGCTCGGTGAATGTAAAGACGAAGGGTATACCATCGAACTCACAAGATGTGATACAAGCACACGCATCAGCCATTGAGGATTACATACATAACCATGTGGGGTTCAACGTGAACGGGGACAGTGGAAAGATGTACTTCAATAGAACGTTAGAGGATTGGGTTGGGTTTAAGATTGACAAGCGTACAAAATTTGACTTGTCGATAAGCTCGGGTCTTGCGCTGTTGGCGGCACAAAAAGTAAAGCCGAAGAAGCCACCAACGAACTTTGAAGACAAAACTTTTTTCCGCAGATACAAGCTATAATCCAGCTAGCCTTGGATGATTATATTTGCAGTTGAGCCCAAAGAATAATCAATGACCCAAGGGAGTAAAAATAACAAGTACGGTAATTTTCCAGACCCCTTCGCGGCACCAGAAGAAAAGGCGGGCAAGGCTTACGGACTCAAGTTTGCAAAATCTATTGAATCGCAGTGGGGTCACGGAGAGGACCAAACTTCTTTGTTCCGTAGACGTATGCACGATTTCGAAAAGAATCGTGACTACGCAAATGGAACGCAGGACACATCTGTGTACAAGCAGATTTTGAATTCACTTGACCCTAATAATGGTGACGGGAGTTTGCTGAATCTGGACTGGAGCCCAGTACCAATCGTACCCAAGTTCGTTAAGGTTGTGGTGAACCGCATCCTTTCCAGAAAGCCGTACCCCTCTGTGGAAGCCATCGACCCGGTAAGCAAGGGAGAAAAAGATAGAGCTATTGCCGAGGTCGAGTCATCCATCATGGACAAGGATTTGCTCATGGAGGCAAAAGCTATGGGGCTTCAGCCTATGATTGACCCATCCATACTTCCGGACACAACCGAGGAGGCCGAGATTTTCATGGACCAAAACATGAAGACCAGTGCTGAGATTGCCGCTCAGTTGGGGACATCCCTCACACTTGACTGGAACGAGTTTGACCAGAACGTTTACAGAAGGGCTGTAGAGGATTTGGTCGTATGCGGAATGGCTGTAGTGAAAAGGGAGAACGACCCTAATTACGGAATCACTACGAAGTACATTGACCCTACCTCCTTCTTGCACAGTTACACCGATGACCCAAATATGTCGGATATCGTTTACGGTGCCCACATCAAAAGGATTAGCATTCAGGAGTTGAAGCGTAAGGCGGGCAATCAACTCACAGAGGAGCAGTATGAGAATTTGGGGAAGACTGTAATGCATAAGAATTACAACGACTCCTCAGCTTTCCATAACAGGTCATACGACAGTAACTCTAGACGCAACAGTTACGGATACGATGACTACCTCATCGATGTTATGGATTTTGAGTTCCTATCTGTTGATTGTGTTTACTATGAGAGTAAAGACTCCCAGTTTGGAAACACGGGGTTCTACTTTAAGGGCAGCGATTACAAAATGCCTAACAGTTCTGTATATGACCGTGAGCCCCACAAGATGGAGAATCAAACCGTGTACGGAGGTAGCTACATCTACGGCACGGATATGATTTATGACTACGGGATGAAGAAGAATATCCCGAAGAAT